CTGCATCAAGATTTTTTTGTCTGCGATCTTCTGATGCTTGTAATTTCTTTATCCCGTCTTTTAATTGTCCTGCACGTACTGTTCCGTTGCGGAGATTCATCTCTAACCCACCGAGACTTTTAGGTGCAAATTGAAAAGAAGAAACTGCTTTAGCGGATCTTTGAAAAGCCGCAGTAGTTTTTGCCGCTAAAGATGTAGCTGCTTTACTAGCTTTACTAGCCATTACTGTGGCTGCTTTTGCGGAATCTTGTATTGCAGGAGTAATTTGAGAAACTAAGGTCCCAGCGAACAACGTTACGGCACCAGTTAAAGCGAAAGTATTCTTAGAGAGGAAGTTTACAAAAGGTTCGACTACAACATTTAGCAGGTTTACACCCACTTTTGCTAAGTTTGCAAAGGATGCAGCTAATTTATCGTAAGGATTAACTTGGGCGACATCTGCTAATGCTCCAAACTTTTTTAGACCTTGTTCGTTAGTAGCAGTTAAAAAAGCCATGCGTCTTTCGTATTGTGTTAGCTCGTTTGCAGCTTTGTTTAGTCCAACAGCATAATCAGCTACAGCATCATCTAACCGTACCATGATACCTAATTCATCGAGAATTTCTGGTTCGAGCTTTGCTGTACCTCTTACAAGACGATCAAGTGCATCTGCCATATCTCTGCCTAAGGCTACGGAAGCTCCTTTTGCGACTTTAGTAAGGTCTTCTAGCTGCTTAGTAGAGAAGCCTGCGCTTACAGCAAGAGCTGTAGCTCGCATAGATGTCTCTGTTGAAACTGCATTATCAGTTATATCTTTTAGTCTATCTGATACTACTTTTAAGTTAGTTCCTGCGGCATTACCAACTCTTACTAAACCGTCCTCTAGCAGTCTCAGAGAGGCTGCTTTAGAAAGTGCTCCAAAGAGTGCGGTAAGGGCGAATACGTTTGCTGCAAGAGTTGCATATGCGGGAACAAGACCACCACTGATACCAGTGGTCATCTTAGAGAAAGCTTTGGTGCTATTAGAAGTTGCTCCTATAACACCTTTTTGTTGTTTATTGTGTTGAGCAGAAGCATCGGTGGCTTTTTTAGTAGACTTAGCAGCTTTTTCAGCATTTTTGCCGATAGCTGCAAGACTGCCATCTTCCTTGATTTTATACGTAACTGTTATTGTATCTGCCACTAGTGTTTTCTCTTTAGCTTCTCCCTTTCTCGTTTGAGTTGTTCTTGAGATTGGTTAATAGCCCTTGATTCTAAATAAGTTAGAATCTCTATAAACAATTCTGTATCGTCTATGCCATGATGCTCCATTAAGTATGGTAGCAATGAATAATCTTTTCCTAAGTAGCCTATGTCAGCTACAATTTTATCCCCTAGTACAGCAAAAGTATTCATTGCTTGTACCACTATGGGAGGGAAATCCTCCCAGTCGGGAGGTATTTCATCTTCTTTAGGTTCTTGACCTAACTGCTCACACATTGTAAAATAACGCTCTCGCGTCATTTTAGATTCACTATTTTTGAAGTACCTGTCCAGCCGGTTTAGTAGTTCCTCCTTTTCCTTTTGAACGAAAGTTGTCCAAATCAAAGGCTACCTCATTGAGCCATGTATCGAACTCTGTTGACGAAGATACTAAAGTTTCTGCATTATCTTCAGAAAAATCCAACTCTTTTGCAGGATCTTGTCCATCAATATCTACTAATAGTAAAGTTTCTAAGTGTGCAAGAGTTAAGCCTTTCCAGTTTTTGATAACTGCTCTAGAAAACTCTGATACAAACTTTTCTTCGTCTAGTTCTTCTACTGCTTGTCGAGTCTTACGATCGAACTTAGTAGTAGTACATTTTTTGCGTAAACCTGTTAGCTCTTTTCGGGAGAGGTTTGCTACCTCTACTTCAAAACCTTTAAGACCAGGAAAGTCAACCCAAACTGCTTTGGTATCGACCATTAATTTTTTTAAATCCATTGTTGTTCCTTATATGTTGTTAAGTTAAAAATATTACCAAGTTAGTTTAATTACATCTCCTAAACTTGAGGGGTTAGCATTCATTTTCCAGTCATAAGATTGTGTAAATACATCACTAACAGTATTTCTATTTGTGAATGTACAATCTGTTAAATTAAATCTGAAACCTTGAGAAGAGCTTGCGCCTGCTTCTATGACTACAGGTACTCCTGTTTTCCACTGCTGAACATCGCTATTGAAGTTACTAAGCACATACTGTCCAACGGAGCCAGATAAAATACGTTTTTCGAGAGTAAACTTAGAGGGGTACATTGAAGTAGCAGCATTTGTTACATTCAATGCATCATTGACGGTTTGATAAGGAGTCCACTTTATATCATTTTGTAGTTCAACAGAAACCTTATAAAGTCCTTCTGTAAAAGCTACGGAGTCTATACTTGCTGACAGATGCTCAACACGTTGAAACGTGCGACTGCCTGAACGAGAAACCCTACCTGTAGTAGGTAGTGCGACTCCTCTCGATAATCTAGATGCTTCTCCTGATATTGTCAATTTGAGATTCTCTAATTTCTCAATTACGAATGTCCCATTTGTTGCAACACAGTTGTCTAGCCTATAGTTATCGTTTGGTAATTTTATATGTAAAGTAAAAGTATCTAAAGTATTTGTACCTGTTTTGTAATTTACTAATAAACTAAAAACAGTGTCTAAGTCTGCTTGTGTTAAAGCAGGTATTGTAAACTCAAAATTAGCAGGATTCGCCTTTTTAATGTTTGAAGCTGCGTGCATTTTATGTTGTTCATGCAGAGTTTTTTGAGTATACGTTTTATCTGTAAATGTTTGACTAAAACTTATATCTTCCGAAACATCTAATCTTAAAGGGTAATTATTGTTACCTATAGTTTGATCAGTATAAATTCTTAAATCGGAACCTGCTTGTCCTGACCACGGTGTTCTGTGTGCAGCTACACTACCCTGTCCTGCGACTGCTAAAAAGCCTTCTAACCAGCCTCCCTCATTGCCGCCAGTCCACTGACTATAAGAACCGTCACTACAAATTTCGCTAATTACAAGTCGATTATCTATCCAGAGTTTGGCCGTTCCATTTGGTGGGTCCAGCTCCCATGCAACCGTATGCATTTTATCATCGAACTCTGGAATATCTGCTATAGGAATTCTCTTATAAATTCTGTCATTATTACTAAAATCTGTATCTAATGTTCCTGTACCAGTTCTAAGCATTAAGAATCTTGTGCCAGAAATAAGAGTCTGACCAATCCAAGTACCGTATCCAGTTCCACCATGCTCAAAAATAACTTCATGATCATTTGAGAACGTAGAGGGTAAAACTACTTCTCCGGCAAATAATGTTTTTAAATGCTCATTCGTATTTGAAAAAGCTCCAACATTCCCTACTGATGTATTCGGAGCCAGAGTTTCAGATACAGTCATGCCACTTTCAACAGGGTAAGTTGTTGAAAGATAAACTTCTGCCTGTTTTAAAAAATTATAAGTAGCCATTTTTCTCCGGATAATAAAAGGGGCTCGAAAAAGAGCCCCTTCTAACTTTTTCTATTTCATAGTATAGTCGAAATGACCTCCTATGTCAAGAACTTTTTTTACGTAGCTGCTGCCTTACACATCTCTACCAAAGTACTTAACAGTAACTTCGTCAGTCTTATCAATCGCGCTAGGCAATGCGTGGAACGCAGTTTCTAGGGAGATTACATCGTCAATAGAGTGAGAAGGTAGCTCAAGGTGACAGTCTAGCATAGTCATTTCAACTCTAGGCAGGTTGGGAGTAGTTCCACCGATAGCAAATACTAAACGGTGGTTGTTTGTAACTGTAGTGGTATCGCCAACTAAGTCTTCAAACAACTCTGCACTTGAATCAGTTTCGTTGTTTAAGTAGCAAGTGAAGCTACCCGATACTGAACGTGAACCCGTAATATGGCCAATAGGCTGATTAACTTGTCCGAGAGTTTCTGGAGTAAGGAAAGTAATGTTGTTAGTAATAGTAATGTTACCACCAGTTAATACTAAACCGTACTCAGACTCTAGAGCTGCTTTACCTGTGCCGGAACCTGTAGCAGTAGTAGAGTTTGCAACAAACTCAACGTTTATAGCAGCCGAAGCGGCTCCAATATCAGTCCAGTTAGTGTCTCCAACTTCTGTAATTTTGTAACGCTTACCAGACACAGGTTGGTTAGATGCATTAATTAGTGCAGGAGTACCATACTTACCAGCAGTAAGAGTGGTTAGTCGATTACGAATAAAGTTGTTTGTTGCATTAATACCTTCATAAATGGTAGCTGTAGGAACTGAAGTACCTTCGTCACTGATAAGTGAGCCCATTCCAGACCAGTTAATGGTAGCAATACCATCAATATCAAAGTCTGCCGCCATCTCATTTACAACGCAGTCGCTTATCTTATAAACTGTTTTGGTATCATTTGCTCCACCCATCGCAAAATAGATATTTGCAGTACCTAAAGTACTTTTGTTAGATTGTGCAAAGTCAATATCGGCAGAAGTAGCGCTATGTGCAATATAAGCAGTTCCGCCAGCTTCATCTTTAAACTCTTGACCTTGGTAGTGTGCAGGACCTGCAAATAAGCCCCAAAGAACCTCTTCTACTGCGTGATGATCACCATCCACTGCCGAAGCTGCTCCACTTCCTGTACCTGTTGAAGTAAAAGGACGCATATAAGTAGAGAAACTCCACTCTGCAGGTGCGAATGAGTCATTAAACATTCGTCGTCCACGACGGCTTGAACCGCCTGTACCTGACATCTCAGACAGAGTTACCTCTGATGAGTTTGTTGCTTGTGAGAATGAAAAGCCATCAAGAACAGGTACTTCCCAAATTGCGGAACCTATCTCGATATAGATTTTCGTATCTCTGCTAAAATATAATTGATCAGCCATAGTATATCTCCTATGTTATCTTGAAAAGGCTAGGACGTGAACGTTTGCTCGTGCCTGCATTTTCTAGTATCGAACCTCTATAAGAATCTCACCGACTCCTAAAGGTTCAAGTACACCTTCGTCAGTATCTACACTGACTATTGTGATTTGTTGTGTGTATTGAGTCGTTTGAGTACGATCTAAATACGGTAATCGAGAGTTATCCTCTAATACGGTTTCGACATCTTCTAATAACTCGTCTAGAGCTTGTACAGAATCTTCTGCTTGGACGTAGCATCTTAACGTAATAGAAAGGAATCTGTCTTTATAACCTCCGGCTTGGTACTCTCGTGTCTCCGAGCCAGCATTTAGGTGAATTGCAGGAAACTCCTCCACCTCATCCCAAAATTTTAGTCGAGGAGAAACATTTTCATTTACATCAGATAGATATGCTCCTGCCCCATTTATGTTTTTTAACTGGTCGACAAGTGCATTAACAATACCTAGTCTTCGTGTCGTGAATGCTCTTGTTCCCATTATACTCTCCTAGTATAGAATCTTCCGATTGCGAACTGTGCCGCTATTTCTCGAATAGATTTGTCAATTAGTTCTCGTGGATCTCTTTCCCCGTTTGCCCAGTTTCCCGAGCTACCTTCTTCAAACACCTGATAAGGGTTTCTTCGGTAAGTATATCCAATACTAGGATAGCCTTTTGGTGTTTGAACCACATCAGTTACTTGTACACTAGATGCGAATCTTCCTGTTCTATTTACAAGTGCGGGCTCTTGCATATTCTTTCTAACAGTGCCTGGTAGTTGTTTATTTATAAGTCCTATCAACTGTAAAGGTTGAGAGGCTGGCGAAGACATATGGTTATGTTTTACTTGCTTCTTTCTTAATTTTGTCTTTGCAGCTTTGCCCAATACTGTTTTTCCGCTTACATCTAGTTTTACAGGTGCTTTGCTTTCTTTAATTTTTGTACTAGAGGCTTTAACTTTAACATTTTTTAAGCTCTTAAAAGGTTTTAAAGTTTTTTCTAGTACTTTTTTCTTTTTTGCATCTTTTAAGCTATCTGACCCTTGAACTTCAAAAAGAGGTTCTTTTAATTTTTTTAATGCTTTAGTCAAAGCTTTCTGTAAGTCAGTTTTAATTTTTTTCTCAGAAGAAGACTCTGCTACGTTTTTTGTTTGACTGCCTACGTATACTTTTATTTCTCCTGTTTTTGCATTTTTTTCTATATTTAAATATGTTTTTAGCCCCAGAGCTTTTACGTTAGCCTTTAAGTCGTCTAAACTACCGTCATAACTTTGTATGGCCTCATAAATAGTATCATTAATAAAACCTTGTACATTACTTTTGCCTTTTATATGTTCTAAATTAAAAAGCTGTCCTTGCTTAGTCTGTTCTACCTTTCCTGTTTTATTACTAGTACTTACTCTGGTTAAGTAGTCTCCTACCAACAAGGCAAAATCATCATAAAAATCCTGTAGAGCGTCTTTATACATTTTTTGTCCAGTTGTAAAGTTATCTCTTTTAGAACCTTCAATTTTTTCTAGTTTTACTCTTATTAAGCCGCCTGATCTGCTTCCTTTTAAAACTTTTACCCCTTCTCCTGAGGATGCTAAACCATTAAAATTTTTCCTTAATTCTGTCATTAAAGCTGTTGTTAAAGCAGTATATTTAGGTCCTAAATCTTTTATTAGAATATCGCCATTCTTGCTAACATTAGTCGCAGCACTTACTGCGGCTTTTATTGTTTTTGTAATGGTTACAGTACTTACAGTTATTGTAGTTGTTAGCTTGTTTCCTGTCTTTGTACGCCATGCGTCTGATGCTCCTCCTCGATTGAGTTCATCATCTATTTTTGTAAGAAAATTTACTAAACTAGCCTTACTCATTAAAAGTTCTTATAAAGATCCAAGACCCTTTTGATATGGTCTGGGAACGCTACGTTATCACGTTGGCTTGAAGAAGCACTATTTTGGATGCTTGCACCTGCTATAGTCTGGCGAGCTTTGTGCTCGTCTTTCATATAGTAAGTAATCAAATCAATAACTGCTAATTGTAAATCTGCGGGACACTCTGCGTATCCGGCTTTATAAGTAACTTTTACGCTTGCAGGGCCTGTAGGCCACAACTTCTTTCCACCAGAAGTAGTTACTCTGTAAATACTGTCTGTACTTGAATCTACGTAGTACTCAGTAGCAGGAACAGTAGTATAGCTTGAAGAAAAATCAGTTCTCTCCTCTACAGATACTATTGACACTACCGGGGCTTCTGTTAATTGAACAAGATTAGTTCCCCAATTAACACTGAATTCTTCTATTTTATTAGTAGCGTAGAAATCTACTATGCTGTTTCCACAGTAAGTTTTTACTAATGCACTCACAGCGGCAATCAAAGAATTGATGCGAGCATCTTCCTTTGTACTTTGGATATTCTCCGAAGTTTTGTATTCGTCTATTGTAATCAAATTTGCCATTTATAAGTCCATTAGTAAAAACTTAGGGGAGATAAACTCCCCCTCGTTTTTATACCTTTTAAGTATTAGCTATCAGTACGAATCAGTTTAACAACAGATACATCGGTAGTACCGTTGTTGGCACGTAGCTGGTTGAAGCCAAGAGACTGGCTAGCAACGATTACGTTACGCTGGTTCATTACTTCGTAGTCCTGCTCTACAGATACACCGCGGAGACGTGGGATTACGTGGTTACGTACGTTAACACAGTAGCCTACAGAAGCAGTGTTAGCTTCAGTTTCTAACTGGTCAGATACGATTACTGGAGTGCCATAAATAGCACCAACAGTACCGGTAATCTTAGTAGCGATGTCAGAACCTACGTCAGTGATGTCAGCAAAAGCAGCATCAGACAATAGGTCATAGTAGCGAGCCTGAGATACAACATAGACAAGATCAGAAGGATCCATACCATATTTACCCATTAGCTTACGGCCAGCTAAGAACTCAGCAGCGGTTACGCTAGTGTCGGCAGCGCCAGTAGAGTTAAGAACAGCAACGCTGTTAGTACCAGCAAGAGCTTCAAGACCGTCAAAGCCTTCATCGCCACCAGAAGTACCATTGATGATTGCATTGTCTACAGCACGAGCGTGAGCACGAGCAACAGAGTCAATCAACATAGGCATCAAGTTAACAAGTACTTCTTCATCAACATTGTTGTCCATGAAAGTAGTAGAAACCAGACGGTTAGCTTTCAGAATTACCTGAGCAGCGTTATACTGGTTACCAGTTACCTGAGGACGGTTAGTCAAGTTACCTGCGGCGGCAGTGTTAGCGCCCCAAGCTGCTGGAAGTGCATCAGTTTGGATTGGCAATACTTGAGTCTGAGAGTTAATAGTAATCTCACGGAAAGCTTGAGCAAGCTTAAGCTCTTGCATGATTTCTTTCTCGATTTGAGTAGAAACGCCTTGAGCGATATCACCAGCATTAGCTGCATAGTTTACGCCAGCTTTCTCAAACAAGTCTTTAGAGTAGTCAGTGTCCCAACCTTTACCAGTCATTACACCTAGCATATGGCCAGTCATGAACTCTTTACCGAACTTGCTCAGATCGCCTTGTGAGCGGTCAGAGAAAGACTTCTTGCTGTTCTGCATAGCAGCAATTTCAGCTGATTTTTCTTCGAGGTCTTTGCCATACTTAGCAATAACTTCTTCAAACTTAGCGTCTTTTTCGTTAAGCTGCTTTTGTACATCAGCCATAAGAGCTTCAACGCCAGTTTCTACACCCGCTTTAACGCGGATTGATTCGGCTTCTAGAGCCTGAGCTTTTTCAACTTCTGCTTCGGCTGCTGCCTTTGCTTCTGCTTCTTCAGCTGCTTTTTGCTCGGCTTGCTTCATAGCAATCTTAGCAGCTGTGTCTTCAGCTACCTTCTTTGCAAAAGCTTCCAAGTCGATGTTTTGATTATCCATCTTGATCTCCTGATCTGCGGATTGAATATCCGCGCTTTGAGGTGTGTCACTAGCTATTCCCGAAGTAATAACTTCATCCTTAGCCAGAGACTGACCTGCTAGATCTACACGATTTGTGAAAGTTTTTTTGAATTCTTCGTACTCAGCATCTGAGTCAAAAGACTTCGCGAGCGAAAAAGTAGCTGACTGATTGCAGGGTACAGATACAACTGATACCTCGAATAATTCAGCGTCCTTAATCATTAGTCCGTCGGTTTCCTTAATATAATCAGCATCCTTGACTCGGAAACCTACGGAAAAGGCCCCAAGAACACCGTCTTTAACTAGTTGAGCAACATTAGCAGGCGCCGCCTTACTAATCTTACATTCCAGCTCCAAGCCATCTGGTCCAGACTTCAGACCGGTAGCTCGACCAATTGGTTTATCATAGTCATGATTAAACAGGATAATTGGATTTTTTTCAAAGTTCTTTAGTCCACCTTTCTGCCAGGCTTCTGCTGAAATGGAATCACCCGCGCGATCAAAGTCAGCCGTGCTTGCCATCCCACGAATCATTACAGAGCCATCATCCTCTGCATGAGTCTTGAAAGTAGACGTAAGATTAAAGATCTTATTCATATCTTAATCCTTTTTTACTGCTGGTTTAACAGCAGGCTTGACCGCGGCCTTTGGAGCTGGCTTTGGTGCTTTAGGTGTAACTCGTTTAGGCTCGGCTTTCGGCATTGGCTTCGGCTCGGGCTTAGGCTCTGGCTTAACAAACAGCTCAGGGTGCCGGATCTTAAGAGCATGGGTAATATACTTCCATGCCTTAAAACTTCTTTTAACTGATCTAACACATAAAGCCTCTCTAGGGCCTACTATTGCTAGGTAGTTTTTATATTCAATATCCGCAGGTAGCCCGAAATCTTCAAACTGCTTTCTTGCTATCTCTAATACTTGTGCTTTTTGGCGAACTGCCATTTATTCTTCTCCTTCTTCTGTGGGGCGACCACCCTCATCTGGGTTAGCTGCAGAACCTGCAATATTAGCCGGAACTCTAATGTCTTCTGTTCCTTCTATAGTTTCGAAGCCTAAACGATCTCTAGCTTCTGCAGGAGTAATAATACCACCGTTTACTAGTGATGTGTAATACGCAGATGAATCTCGTAATTCAGGTTGTAAAGCGGGAATATTGGTAATGTCCTCACTTAACTCAAAACCAAAATATCTTTCGAGTCCATAATTAATTTTTCGAACTATAGGAAGTATAGTCTCCAAATAATATAGTCGCATATTTGGGCGAATGTTAGCGTTGTTACCAGAATCCATCAAAATTGGAGGGATTCCGAGCGCCTTTAAAATTATCTTTTCATTTTCTGAAATTGCAGATTGAAAATCCAATTCTTTAAAATTTACATTTGAGATCTTATCGACCTCGATTCCGCCATCTAAGATAAGTGGTCGTTTTCCGCCCGCATCTGGACGGTATCTTTCTTGCCAAGAAACCATCATTCGTTCTTTGATTTTCTCAGAAAGTGTATTTGGTGATTTAAGTACTAGACCTGGAACTGCTCCGTTCTTGAAAAAGTTATCCTGAAAATCTCTCATTCTCTTCATCAAAATCATAGTGCGTAACGCTGGCTTTAAACGAGGAACTCCACGATAGATAGAGTGAAAAGAGTTTTCTTTGATATGAATAATCTCATCAGGACTAAAAGTAGTATCAAACATTGTGAACTTTTCAATATAAGTTTCTTTGTCTGAATGTATCTTTACATCTGTAGCAGGTAAGTGATAGATGTGTGCTCCATCGAAGTACATGAAGATGTTTCCATCAAGTAAAAAATCAGTAATAAGATTACGCTTAAAAGTATTAATATCTTGATAAGGATTAGGAGACTTATTAAGAAGAGTCTCTACCTTAGAAGCTTTAACTCCTGGAATTACACCCCTAAAAGCATTGTCTCGGGAAACTAAAGTATGAATCTCTGCTACGTCATCAACGATCATATTTACGCCGCGATTAACGATTTCTAGATCTTCATAGGCTCTCTCGTAACTTAGGGTTGACTCTCTTGAAGATTCTGTTTTACCCCCGCCAATATTATATTGAGCAGGATTCAGTTTCTCCTCGACAGGTTTGTTACCAAATAAGTTGTTATACCATGCCATTATGTTTTTCTCTTTGAATCTCTACCCACCGCATCTGCTTTTTAGCAGTTCCCAGCCCAGGGTCTTTACCGTAAATTGAGTGAAGTTTTAAATGGTGAGTATGACACAGCGTAACTGTGTGGTCGTATAACTCAGCATGATGTTCTTCTATAAAGTCATCCCGAAGTGATTGAATGTACTCAGGATTGTGTTTGTTCTTTGTCAACCATTGATTCAACAAAGGAGTTAAACTGTAAAAGTGGTGAAAGTCTAACTGCTCTGTCTCACCGCAAATCTCGCAAGAGGAACCCTTTTCATACTTAGACTTTGCCTTATCTCGTACATATTTTACTACATCGCGTTTTAGCTTAGGCATTTTCCTTTGGTTCCTCGATTTTTCATTTAAAGAATTATATCGGCTTTAGGATGACTTGTCAATAACTATTTTTGAGTAGGTATCGCTAGAAGGATACCTGCGCGGTTTGAAATGAGTAAAGTGCGTAGCGCATACCATCTGCCATGTGCGAAGCCATGTTGTGCTTCGGTTTTTCCTTCATTAGATTTGGGTTAGGATCCCACTGATACGCGTCAAGGCAAGTCAGTGATTGTTTACATTCTTGGTCGACATAGAGTTTGTCATTATCAATAATTGCAGATACATGTCCAATGCCGTCAAGTACAGACTTTTTAGCGTTAATAGTACTAATATCATAGTTCTGTGCCAGGTCAAACCGAGTCTGCTGTGCTGCAGAGTCAATATAGATATAGTCAATATCCCATTTTTCAATTAATTTTTGTATTTCTACTGCGTGCTGCTCAGTAGTACGTTCATTGTTCATGTACTCGTCTACTAAGTAGTATTTATCATTATCCCAATCATAAGCGATTACACACAGTGCTGTTGGATCTTTAAAACCTACGTCCAACCCCGCAAAGACATCCATCCTGCT